GAATCAAGATCATTTGGATTTACATAAAGGATACGACCCTCTGTATTCTTTATAAAATTCTCTAACTTATTAAGAGGCATCTTTTTTAACTACTATAAAATGTGGATCGAATAGACCATACAATACTAGGTCTATTTAGCTGGTTACTCCTCCGTGTCTATATGAATTGAGATATCATCTGGCAATTCTTCAGGGTTTTCAAGTTCAACTGAAAATAAACATGGATGTAATTCTTCTTCAACAAGATAAGAATAATATTGATACATGTCTGCATCATCAAAGGTTCTTTGCTTGTCTGCTTCTTTGATTAAATCTTGGTCTCTCAAATGTCCGTCTGGTAGTTCATCGAAGGTAAATGGCATACCATTGATGTAATACATTTTGACAATCATACTTCCACCACGAAACCAACAGAAGTTTGTTGTGATTTTATACTTCATATAACAAAGAATTATTTATCTGATGTTAACGCTAAATCTGCATATTTGATCATATATGGTTCAAGCATTTGGTCACAAACTTCTAAAACTCTCATAAACTCTTGGGAATCTTCACATGCAATTATCTTATTATCTCCATCGCTACTTTTGAGTTTGAAGGTTCTAGAACAGATGTCTACGATAACTTCGTATACAAAATCTTCCATATGAGAAATTTTTTTTCTTATTATAGCATATGTATAAAATCAGTCAACCCAGTTACCAATGAAATTAAAATTAATAACAACTCTTCTTTTTTCATCTGTACAAGGCACACCTGCGTGACGTAATTGTGAATCAAAAACAAGAACTCGATTCTCTACACTCTCAACTTTGGTTCCATCTTCAAATAATGTATAACCATTATTAGTATTCATATAAGCTATTGCGGTTATAGATGGCACATTAAAATCTATATGAAAATCTCTTTCTATATGTTCTTTTGTAGCGACATTCAAATTCGCCTTTATTCTCATTAAGGATATTGGATTGAATCTATCTCCATAAGGTTTTATTATATCCATCCAATCAGGAAATTCAGTGGTTACACCAGATAAAGGATCATAAAATAAATGCACAAACTGAAATTCCTTTGGATTTGAGTATCCTACTTCATTAGTAACAGAATCATTCCACATCCAAGGGAATCCATAATCCATTATTAATGATTGTGCTAATTTAAATTGATCATAGGGTAAAAAATTATCTATGATCTCTTTTCTATTTTTCATAATATAAAGATGATAATTTATTATATCATGCTTTCATAATATAGCAAAGGGCATAGTAAGGTGGTCTGTTCTCATGAGAGTTTCCACTACCTTGTGATCCAGAGGTACCACTAACATTATGACTATGATTACCATTAAAGTTAACACCACCACAATTATTAGAATCTGGACTACCAGGTGTTCCTCCAGTATTGAATCCACCTACTTTTGAAAATACACCGCTTGCAGATCCACCAAATCCAGCAAATGACTCTGATATTCTTCTAATATTACCAGTCAAAGTGGCTTGATTAGTTGCATATGATCCATCTCCATGAGTGTGTGAAGGCATTTGGGCTACTGATAAAGTCACACTATTAGAACCACCAGTCGCACCGACATTGTAACTACTACCAGCACCAACAACAAAACGATTTCTTAAATCGGGAGTTCCATTAGAACCATTACATAGATACCATCCAGAAGGAATTGCGTTTGCAGCACCAGACCATAAACCTATAAAACCTGAAGGTAGAGAAGCATCTGAACCTGAAGGACCTGGTGGACCTGTGGGACCTGTTGAACCTCCCGATCCTGCTGGACCTTGAGGACCTGTTGGTCCTGGCGGACCTGAAGTACCAGGTGCTCCTGCTTGACCTTGAGGACCTGTTGGACCTATTGAACCATCAGTTCCACCTTCTCCTTTTTGTCCCTTATCACCTTGAGGACCTGTTGGACCTACGGGACCTTGAGGACCTGTAGGACCTTGTGCACCTTGAGGACCAGTTGGACCAGTAGGTCCAGTATTTCCTATTTCACCTTTTTGTCCTTGTGCTCCTTGAGGACCTGCATTACCTTGAGGACCAGTATTACCAACTTCTCCCTTTTGTCCTTTGTCTCCTTTATCACCTGTGGGACCTTGAGCACCTGTATCACCTTTATTTCCTTGCTGCTCAACATCTCCCTTTTGACCCTTTTGACCAATACTACCAGTTAATCCTACTTCACCTTTTTCTCCTTTTTGACCAACCTCTCCCTTCGCACCAGGATCGGGAACACGATTCCACGCATATCCATTCCACCTCCAAGTAACATTACCTACTGAAAATGTATCACCACTATTGGGACTATTTGGAAAATCTATTGCCATGAGATTATTTAGTTCCCTGTCCTATTAATATAATTTAACTCAATATATTCATTGTTTTTCAACATAATACCATGTCACAGCAACTCTCTTTTTTCCCTTTGATACTTCTTCTCCTGAATGTGGAAAACACCAATTAGAAGGAAACATTAGTGCATGTCCAATCTCAGGTTTATATGCCTTATGTGGAAAAAGAGTTCTACCACCCTCAAAATCATTTGTTAAGTATACTATAATTGATATTGTTCTAAAATATTCTTGTCTCTTTACATTATCAGCCACATCGTGATGAAAATTATATTTTTGTCCTTCAACGTAATCTAATACTTGTACTCCCTCTCGCCATGAATTTGTATCAAATCCACCTGGCACAGGATGATAACTAAAAATATCGTGTATTTTTTCTAACCTTTCCTTATACTCTAATAATGCAGAGTTCATTTTACTATGGAGATTTTGAGTTAGAGGATGTTTATCACTCAAAGTACATCCTGTGCTACTTCTCAAGTCTGTATTAGTTTTTCCATCACTGCTATCTTTTCCAAAAACAGTGTTCTTTTTAAATTCAAGTGAATCAACATATTTGTTTAAATCACTAACTTCTTCTTCAGATAGGATTTGAATTGTTTGTATTAAATCATTCATATAATCATTATATCATAATGGTAACTACCGTCAATTCGTTATTACAATTCTATCCAACTTGATCCATTAAAATATTCCATCTTGTTAGTTGTCGAGTTGAATATCATCGAACCTGTTTCGCTTGATAGTCCAACTCGTTCATCTGTGGTATAACTAGGATGAATGAGTTGTCTATTAAAATAAATTTTTTCTACAGACATAAAAATTTTTAATTATTTATTAATTAAGGACCAATCCCTAATTCTATTCCTAAAATTCTAGCATTCCTAATATATCCCTGCCCACTAGTGTTTCTTTTCCATTGTATTTTATAAGATCTACTACCAGCACCATTAGCAGCGTCATAAAAAATATCATATTTTTTGGATCCACTGTAAGAGAAATAACCGTTATGAGCATTTGTGATTGTATCATTTACAAAACTTCCACCAACTTTGAGAGTTTGAGCCATAGTATTATTACCTGAACCAAATGGAGTTGAAGATGCAAGTTCATAAGATGAAATTATCAGTACTCTTGAATTGTTTTGAACAGTCATAGTTAACGTAACTTTATCTGTATAACTTGTTCCAGTGCTTGACTGTCCAAGAGAGGCAGCCTCTCTAACTTGTTTTACTACTGCTGCTGCTATTGAACCAGTGATTGTACCAGTAACATCAAGATCACCAGTGATTTGAAGACCACTGCCTGTTCCATTTTGTGCGATTCTTGCATCATAATCGTCATTAACATCATTTTTAAAATCAATATATCCACCACCACTATTTCTAGTAATCTCGATGCCACCATCACTTGGATTTATATCGATCTCACCATTGGAATGAGATGCTCTTAGAGCTAATCCACTCCAAAGTAAATACTGTTCTGCATTTAATTCACCAGCAGTATTAGAACCAGTAATTACGTAATTATCTGCGTTATTATTAATAGTTGCACTTGTACCTGCTTCTCCTTTTTGTCCTTTAGCAACATCTCCACCTTGAGCAAACTGAATAATATATGCTAACGCATAGTATGGTGGTAAGTTTTTATTTGTTACTGACTCACCGTTTGTAGGATTACTCATACTGAATGTGTCAGCAGGATAAGATCCAGCACCACCATAACCAATATTGGTTGAACCACCACCTGGAAAATATTTCTTACCATCAAAAGTAGTGGGGTGAGTATGATCAGGAATTATTGCATCTGCTTGTCCACCAGTAGCACCTGGTGAAACACCTGGATATGTTGTATCTCCTGTGCTATTTGAAGCACCAAGAACAAATTTATCTCTTAAATCTGGAAGATTGAATGTTGATGAACCGTCACCAGCTCCGTGTGTAGTTCCAACAACAGCGAATAAAGGTGCGTAAGTGGATCTGCTGACTGCTGATCCATCACATAAAAGATATCCAGTTGGTAATGAACTTGTATTTCCTGACCAAGCAACAACCTGACCAACTGGTGCTCCACCAGTATCACCTTTATCACCTTTTAAAGAAGCTGATTCTCCTTTTTGTCCTTGAGAACCTTGAGAACCAGTTGGACCTTGAGGACCTGTTGGACCTGCTTCACCTTTTTGTCCTTTAGCAACATCTCCACCTTGAGCATATTGAATAATATATGCCAAGGCATAATAAGGAGGTCTGTTTTCGTGTGCCTGTCCTCCACCCGCACTATTGATATTAGTTATGGTGCTGTCGCTAGTACTACCTGTAACACGAGGACCACCATCATCATGTGTTCCACCACCTTGTTGTGAATGAGTGTGAGCTGGCATCTGGTTGACTGTAAGTGTAACAAAATTTTCACCACCTTCAGCTCCAACACTATAACCAGAGTTATTAGGATCACTACTCGCTCCCGTAATAAATTTACTTTGTAAATCTGGTAAGTTAAATGTAGTTGATCCGTTTCCAGATCCATGTGTGGTTCCAACAACAGCAAAGAGAGCTGCATATGTGGTTCTACTTATCGCTGAACCATCACATATTAGATAACCTGAAGGTAAAGAATTATACGCACCTGACCAAGCAATTATTTGTCCAACTGGAGCACCCCCACCCATGTCTCCCTTTTGACCTTGAGGTCCTGTATTACCTTGAGGACCTGTTGGACCTTGAGTACCTTGTGCTCCTGTATCTCCTTTCTGTCCTTGACTACCTTGACCACCAGACGGACCTGGAGGACCTTGAGGACCTGTTGTACCTGCTGGACCTTGAGGACCTTGGGCACCTGTAGGTCCTGATGTACCTGGTTCACCCTTTATACCTTTGGTTGCACCAGTTTGTCTTTTCCATGCAGAGCCATTCCAAACAAAGGTTATACCGTTTGCTGAGTAAGATTGTCCGTTTGAAGGATTAGATGGGAAATCGAACGCTGACATAATTATTCAGTAACCTCTTCTCCGATGACTAATTTATATTTTTTACCATATGTATTATTAACAACATATAACTCATCTTTAGCTGATACAATACTCCAATTACCATCAGTTCCATCAATTGAATTATTTGTTTCAGATATATTTAATTGTGTAACTGTGCTTATCATGATTGCTCAGATTGTTCTTCTTTATTTATCACTGCATATATTTTTTTTATCCAACCTGTACATATGTACTTAGTTTCGTACTTAGGGGGATAACCTCTATGAACCCAAGGCCATTGTGCAGGGAACATTAATATCTTACCCATTTCTGGTTGAATTTTGAGACCAGAACTAAATTCTGTATATCCATCTTCAGTAACATCATTTAAATACCAAATTATTGTTAACAACCTATCATCCATACAATCATGATGCCAGGTGTAAAAATCACCAGGTTTCGTTTCTTGAATTTGATAACCAGTATCTTCAGCATCTCCAGCAAGGCAGACATTAGGGAACGGATGATTTAAATTTTCTTGGTAAGATAATGTAGTATCTTTGAATGATTTGTAAAATACATCATCCTCTTCTTTCCAATCATCATTGGTGGTTATGTGTAAATCTATTGATCTTTTTATTTCTAAATTCGTACCACTACCCACTACTCCTTGATACCTTTTATCATCTTTGTTAAATTTTTCAATGCAATGTTTACAAAAATCCTTATCTAGTCTATCTTTTGCAACATATACAAATTCATCGATATTCATATAATTATTTAACTCTTCATAATATAGCACAAAGCATAGTAAGGTGGCAAGTTTTTGTCTGTTCCAGACTCACCTTGTGGGGCAGAGGTAATATCGAGATAGTGAGCATGATTTCCAGAGTTGTTACCTGTATTACCACTAACTGTTAGACTTACAGTAGCACTGTTAGTGGTAAAGTTATTAGAAATACCATAATTTGTGTTACTATTATTTCTACCACTCTGAATTTTTCGTTGATTATTGTTATGACTATCAAAATGAGTTACTGGAGAGATACCATGAGAGTGACTAGAAGAACCACTACCACTGAAAGAATGAGCGTGATTTGCTGATTGATTACCAGTATTACCAGTAACTTGATGACTATGATTTACTAAAATTGCATCTTTACTACCACCAGTCGCATCAACATTATAATTATTACCAGCACCAATAACAAATTTATCTCTTAAATCTGGTGTTCCATTTGAACCATTACACAAATACCATCCTGAAGGTATCGCATTTGATGCACCAGACCATATAATTATACCACCTGAAGGAACCGTATTAGACGTTGAACCAGCAGGACCTTGAGCTCCTTGTGGACCTGTAGGTCCTTGAGGACCTTGAGGACCTTGAGAACCTTGTTCACCTTTCTGACCTTTCTGACCTGAACCTGCTGGACCTTGAGGACCTGTTGGTCCTGTGATTGAACTACCTTGCTGACCTTTCTGACCTTTCTGTCCTTTTGTTCCTCCAGAACCAGTACCACCAACTTCACCTTTTTGTCCTTTATCTCCTTGAGGACCTTGAGCTCCTTGAGGACCTTGAGCTCCTTGAGGACCTTGAGCTCCTTGAGAACCTTGAGAACCTTGAGGACCTGCTACTGTTGAAGGTGCACCTTTTTCACCCTTTTGTCCCTTTGCACCTACACCTGCAGTGTTTACCCATTGTGCATTATTTCCATCATCATAGTACACATGCAAATCACCATCATCAGTATCCCACCATAAATCACCTGAATTAGCAGAACTAGGTGCAGATGTAGAAAGAAGAACAGCAGTATTTTGTGAAGGACCTGTAGGTCCTTGTGGTCCAATATCACCTTTCTCTCCTTGAGGACCTTGAGAACCAGCTCCACCAATTTCACCTTTTTGTCCTTTGACTCCTTGAGGACCTTGAGAACCTTGAGGACCTTGAGGACCTGTGGCTCCAGTATCTCCCTTTTCACCCTGAGTTCCTTGAGAACCTTGAGGACCTTGTGCTCCTGTATCTCCTTTCTGTCCTTGACTACCTTGAGAACCTTGAGGACCTTGAGCACCCGTATCACCTTTAGATCCTTTTTGACCTTTAATTCCTTCAGAACCAGCACCACCAACTTCACCTTTTTGTCCTTTGTCTCCTTTTTCTCCTTGAGGACCTTGAGCTCCTTGAGTTCCTTGAGGACCTTGTGCTCCTGTATCTCCTTTATCACCTTTTTGTCCTTGAGAACCTTGTGCACCTTGAGGTCCTTGAGGACCTTGAGCACCCGTATCTCCCTTATCTCCTTTTTGTCCCTTATCACCTAAGTCACCAGTTCTCGCAAATGTTATAAGAATATCTTCACCATTAGTAAATGATGATGCACTTCCAGAGACATAAGAACAATTTACTTGATGAAATCCAGATTGCTCTGATGCACTTGATATTGTAAATATTGCAAAATCACTAGCATCTGATTTATTAGATATTTTAAAATGACCCTTAATAGTTGATGTTGAATCATCAATAGTTCTTAAAAATGCTTGAATATCTGTTCCATTATCATCTTCATCATCTATGTACATGATAGTTGCTGAACTTACAGATGAATTATTAAGTCTTAATCTTCCAGTGTTTAAATCTGTTGGTGTGCCTGTAGATGAACTAAAAGTATAATCGAAAGTAGCTCCACCAAAACTTCCTTGAGCACCAGTGTCACCCTTATCTCCTTGAGGTCCTTGATTACCTACTCCTCCTAACTCTCCCTTATCTCCTTTATCACCTTTATCACCCTTGTCTCCTTTTTCTCCTTTAATTCCTTTATCACCTTTATCACCTGTAGGTCCAGTTGGTCCTTGAGGACCTGTTGGACCCTGAATACCTGTGTCTCCTTTATCTCCTTGAGGACCTTGAGATCCTTGAGCACCAGTGTCACCCTTAGATCCTTGAGGACCTGTAACTGTCGATGGTTCACCTTTTTGTCCAACACCTATTTCACCCTTTTCACCTTTATTACCCTGTTCTTCTACAGCACCTTTTTCTCCTTTGTCTCCCTTATCACCTTTCTGACCTGAAGAACCAGTTGTTCCTGTTAAACCCGTTTCACCTTTCTGTCCTTTATCTCCTGCTGGACCTGCACCCCCAGTGTTAGTTGTTACCCATTGTGCACTATCTCCATCTTCATAATATACAAATAAATCTCCATTATCACTCTCCCACCATAATTCACCATTTCTAGCACCTGTAGGAGGACTATCACTAATAGTTACTGGATTAACTGTAATAGTAGCAGCAATACCAGGATGCCCAGATGGATTTTGAACACTTACGTTTGCAGTAACAGCAGCACCAACAAAATTTAATTGAGTAATACTACTGGCAGAAGATACAGGACTATTTTCATCAAAAATAGTGATAGCACCAGGAATTAGTGATCCTCCAACTGGTACCCAATATCTTTTACCAGGATGACCTGGAACTGCTACTAATTGATATTGTGCTCCAGCAGGGACAGGAGGACTTACCAATGGGTCTGATAAGTTTGGTTCCGCTTGATCTAATCCAAGATACTTGTATCTGTCTTCAGATAATTGATCTTGCGGTACTCTTTTTGCTCTACCACTTAGATACTTTGGCATATTACGACGTACTATTTTCTAGGATACTTGCAATCAATTCCATTTGAAGTGGTGCAAAGAAACCACCAGAATTACTTTCCCCTACCTGAACCCTAACTTGTGTTGAAGAATATATTGATATTGGTAATACACCATTATTAAAGTCTGATGTGTTTGTAGATGCTGGATCAGTTGACCTTGGATACGCATGCTCAGTTGCACGATTATCCATTGTACATGTGAAAATTAAAGAATTGTCTGCTATTGATATCGTGTCATTTGCCTGTAAATTATGAGTACCAATTGTTAAAACTATCTCTCCAGCTGCAAGTGATATACCATGAATAGTTTTTGTTCCTGGACCACCATTATAGACTGCATCAGTCACATTAAATTTAGTTCCATTTGCAGGATTACCATCCTGACTGTTTACGACTGTGACTGCATCAACTCTCGCTCTCTCAAAATAATGTATAGCTGAATTATAAAAATGTGGGTATCCTTTACTTGTGCCTACGACTGTAGAAAATTGTTTAGAATCTGCAACTGTATCAACTGTATAGGATTGTTGAGGGTCTGGGAATATTGTTGTTGTAATACCTGTGCTGCCTGAACATGTAAAAGCAATACCACTTAAAGTGATAGGATCAGTAACACTAAAATTATGATCTGTTTTTGTAAATACAGTCGCAATACCAGAGGGTTCATCATAAGTTACATCTGTAATGATACCTACTCCCTGTTGTGTACCTTGAATGTATATTTGATCTAGAACTAACGGAGTCTTTTCTAATACTAATCTACCATCTATTAATATGACTGCATCGTTAGGAGGTATTTCAGCATCTTTTACAACTCTTATATCTCTTGTATTTCCTGTGCTTCTTGAAGTTCTTTTCTGAGTAAATGTGACTGTGGGATATGTAACACCTATACCGACATTCGATACTTGTGTATACAACAATAATGCAGATGTACCAGTCGGAACCTCATACAACTTCTGCAGACCTGGTGCAACAGGAACTGCAATGGATACAAATTTATTGACTGGTGCGATTGCCATATTATCTCAATGCTAATATCAGTGGTGTAAGTTGTGCTTGGATAGCCCTGTTGAAGTCTCTACCTCGAATTGTTGATGTTGTTTGATCTATGGTCAGTCCATCTCCAATCCTAAAGTTACCTTTCTGGTCGGTGCTAGTAAATGGAATCTGTCCACCATTTATAGCAATCACTTCATTCTCAGGTATCGGTTTTCCACCTTGGAATGG